ATTTGTAGTAGAATCCATGTCTAATATTGGGTCTCCTTTCCTTGGTGGGTACACACCTCCTCTAACACCCATCCAGGGCGAGCCGAATGGTAAGACCCTACAGGATGAGGTTAGAGAAGCGTATACCGACATGGTGAGGATCCTGGGGTTGGGTGTTGGAGGAGAGGTGGAGGTCCCGGTGTTTAGTGTTGACTCAAATAGTTTTTTCACGGTGTCCCTCCCGAGAGTTCAGAAGGTTGTTGAGGAAACTGTCGTGACTGTGAAGGGAAGTGTGGGGACGGACGAGGACGCTTTCTTTGATTGGGAACTTGATGACATAACCTCGATGCATCTCCCTCCTGGGCGCAAGTTGAAGAACTACAAAAGAGATCCTTGCCGTCTTCAGCCCCTCATCAAGAAAGGGCAGGAAATTGCAAAAGAAGGAGGACTCCCTAGTGTTGTTCCATGCGGCTTGCAGTTGTCAGATCACTATGTGCGTCGGCCAGATAAGGCGCCAGAGGGCGCGCCTCTCAGCAGGGGCCTTCCAGAAAAACTACGTGGTCTGGACTACTGCTTTGGTTCCGCCGTGCACCTGGATTACCTTGAGTACGCTGCTAAACGTGGTACCAGAACTTGGCATGATCCGTCCACGGGAGACAACCGCATGATGCATTACCAGCACAAGCGCATCACCCGATTACCGGTCAAACATGAGAGGGCGATGGGTCTGGCGTCGGACATGATGGTGACCAAGTGGTTACACATACTGGGGGGTACCGTGGAACCAAATAGATTCACCCAACTGACTAAGCAGCAGGTCAAAAAACTCTGTACACCCGGGTCTGCTGGTGAATATTCCTTCTTTGGCGTCCAGAGTCGGGACAGCGACGAGTTTGTTGATATCGCCTTTGACTACCTGCAAGGTTTTGTCGAGGTTGCCAATCAGATAGTGAACAAGTCTGATCCTAACTACAAAAGGCTGATGATCGAAACGCTCGTTCCGACGTTTCTGAAGGCTGAAACCAGGCTCAGGAAGGTTGCTCACGATGGCTCCCTCGCAGAACCGGATGCGAGGATTATCTTCAATGTTTCACCTCTTACATACGTTCTTTCAAAGTTTCTCTTCGGCCCTCTTTTCGACCGTCTGATAGAGGAGGACCCCTCTTTTGGGCCTGGTTACGGTATTGCCCGTGGACGTGACAAAGGACTGCTTGACATGCTTAACAGATGTTTCCCCGGCAAGCAGGTAAAATCAGCACATGACCTCGTGATGGCTGATATCGAGAAGTGGGATGCCAACTTTGTTGAGAGGCATATCGAAATAACACAGGACACTTCTGAGAGGGCGTTTGAGCCACTCGAGCTGGGAACCGTGGACGCAATCGCTAGGCAACTAGCCCTCGAGGTTCATATCAGAACGCTCGTTACCAAGGCTGTTGCCCATCCTTGTGGAGTGGTCGCTTGGTTTGTGGGCTCGATGCCATCTGGTCATGCGCAGACGTCTAACTTCAATACCGTCGGAAACGCCCTACTCCCGCTCACTGACGTCATCCTCAGGCTTGACTGTGAGATTCCACCCAATGCTACGGAAATTCTTGTGGATGCGTCCCGGAACTTGGTGAGAACCATGGGTGACAACCAGATCTTCAGTTCTGAGTTCTATCACTCAATGGGGACTTCCTTTGATTTCGAGCACTACAAGTCTACGCTGGCAAGTGTTGGGCTGAAACTTTCCCCCGATGAAACCGTTGTCTCTCCTTATCTCCAAGACGTTGGCTTCTGTAGCAGAAAGTTTCTGAAAGGACCTGCGTCGAAAGAAACTGGCCTCAACTACATTTATTCCATACGTCCATACTCTGCAATTGTCTCAAAACTTGCAGCTTTCCCTAGGATGTCACATCCTGAACAAGTTTTGTACACACGGTCGTTGAAGATGGAGGTTGCTGGTGAGCCAGTTATGCATGAACTCCTTTCCATGGTTGAGGATGACCTTGGGCGCGAGTCGTATACACGTGATTACCCAAAGAAAGCTATGAGGGAGGCCCTGGAGGAACTCGCGAAGAAAATGTATGGCGACAAGGGTGAATCCTATGAGGGGGATCTCAGGGGCTATGCCATGAAGGGTGAACTGACGCGGGAGTCATGCCTCTCGCTGTTGCTGGATGAGTCTGTTGAGGGAGTGAAGCAAGGAACCGAATTCGTGATGGGCGCGGCTCCAGCTGATGAGATTGTCGATGCGGTAATGGCAGACGACCGATTGAGAACCTTCATGCAGCTCAGAAAAGAAAATATAGTTAGTTTTGCGGTGAAAAGTGGACAGGGCAGGTGTTTTGAGATGCTGGACGACATGGACACCATACTAGACGGAACCTGGAAGCCGGGCACACCCAGTGCGCCTCCATTTACCGTCTAGGTCAATTTTATTTCCATATGGCTTAAAATGTGAAGTCACATGCCACTGCTATCAGTGGTGTCAACCAGG